CTTTGTCTTGATGTCGTGTTACATATTTAACTACATTTCCTTCTGCAAATAATAATTTATTTTTATTTATATATTGTGAAGGTTGAATAGGATGCTTTTTATAATGTCTCCCGCCAACTTGTTTAAAATAAGTTTTATTTGTCATAAATGTAAGTTATTTTTGGTTTATATTTTTTATGATATTCGTCTCTAACGATTCGTAATCTTTTACACATTAATTGTAGTATTTTCAAACGTTTTCTTAGTCGTGTTAATTCTTTTTTCATGATCTTTCTGCCGTTAAAATTGCAAAACCTATTTCTCTAATTATTTGAGGTACAATCGAGTTTCCTAATGATTTTAATCTTTCGTTTCTATTTCTGTCCATCCGAGTGGATACCCCATCAGGAATTCTACAAATTCTGGATTGAGTCTGCCACCAACTTTCTCTTGTTTTATCATTACTACTCCTGACAAAATACTTTTCTCCGCCATTCTTTTGTAATTTGTATTTTGACCTGTGTCTTTCCAATCCCTTGCCGTTGGAGTTGGAAACATGTTCATCGCGTCTCGTAGTTTTACTCCCCATCTGACACCTTTCTTGTTCTCTCGAAAGAAATGACCATCCTTCAACTGCACATCTTTTGCTATTCCACCCTCCGAGTCCGATGCTGTTGGAGTTGGTAACATCCATCCGTACATTTTCATTGTTGATTGATCCACTTGTTCTCTTAAGTTTGCTGGTTTGGTTCTTCCCTTCCTTGCTGTTGTCATTTGTTTTGTAATGCCTTTCTTTGATCTTGGAGGAAGAATATCCATTGTGTTTGGCGTAGCCCACAATCCAAATTCTTTTTCTTTGGTGCCAAGCACCGACGCCTGAAGCTGGAATAACAATACATTGGACTTGGAAACCCGCTTCTTCCAAATCAGTTTGCACCTGTCTGAGCACCACGCCGTTGTTGATGTTAATAAGCCCTTCAACGTTTTCGCCAATAAACCATCGGGGCTTACATTCTCTAATGACTCTAATAGTTTCATCCCAGAGATATCGATCGTCATCTGTTCCTTTTCTTTTTCCGGCAACACTGAATGGTTGGCAAGGGAATCCTCCAGTGATAATGTCCGCTTGATATTTTTCTCCTTTAACATCTCTTATATCTCCTTCTATTGTTATATTTGGCCAATGTTTTTTTAAAACTTTTTGACAAAATTCATTTTTTTCTACGAAAGCAATTGTTTTAAAACCACCTGTCGATTCTAATCCTAAACTAAATCCTCCAATCCCTGAAAATAAATCTAATAATTTTAACATTAAATATTTCTTCTAATTTCATTTAACATCCTACAAAGTGGAAACGTATATTGATGATTACTTCTCAATATATGTAAGTTTTGTTTAGCCCTAGTTACTCCTACATACCATACTCTGTATTCAGAGCAACGATCTTTTCCTATTTTATTTTCCAAATGAGCAGGCCAATTAGATTTTTCGTAAATCACCACATCATTGGCTTCACCACCTTTGATTGAATGAATTGTGTCTATTACAATTTCAGAGTCTAAATCAGGATTAATATCAGTTTCAATTAATTTATTAAAATAATATTTGTCTTGCTCAGAAAAATTTCTATTAAATATGTTAGTCCAGTCATCTTTAGGAACTCTAAGACCAGCTTCTGTCACTAAAAAATTATAATCAAACAATAAGTTGTTATTTATAGCCATCCATTTTTTACTATCTAAACTTCTCCAACCATAGTTTATTTCATTAATATAAGTATAAAGAATCTGACACTGTTCTTTATTAATTTTATTACCACGCATTAACTGATTCCAAAGTTTAATTGCCCTCCACTTGTGTATATCAAAAGACTTTGATCCTTTTGCACTTTGAAAAAATAAACCCATGGTTTTCGCCTCTAGTTTAAGTTCATCTACAATTTCATTTGTACGACCTAATATCATCCAACTATCCGATGCACTAAAATTAATATCTTTGAGTCTTTGATATGTAATGATGTTACCTAAATTTGTTCTAGGCACAAAGTCTTTTCTCTTTCTACCTTTAATGTATGTTGCAATATATTGAGAAAAATCATGTATTGTTTTTGGTATTCTAAAAGATGTTTTTAAAATAAAATCCTTACCAGGAAATTCGTTAAAGTACTCTACTTCAGCTCCATTCCACTCATAAATTGCCTGATCATCATCTCCAGCAATATAAACTCTACTTGAGTTATTTGCTAATTTATAGACCAGCTTCCATTGTAAAGGAGTTAAATCTTGAGCTTCATCTACTATTAAAACTTTTAAACTAGGTGCCGGAGCGTTTTCAATATAATGTTCAATCATATCAGTAAAATCTACTCTGTGATCTTGTTTATATTCATCGTACGCTTCAATGATTAATCTAAATTTTTCGTAAACAACTCTTTTAATTTTTTCTTCTTTATATTGATCGTCTGGATGAATTAATCTATTCCTTGCCTTATCATAAACTCTTAAAGACCAATCGTTCCAAACAAGATGGCCATTGTAGTTTTCAAATCTAACTTTTGGTAAACCTAAAGTTTGCGCAAACTCTACCATGTCTATATCAGGATCAATAACTGGAATTTGTTTGTAATTCTGTCTACAAAAACTATGTATTGTTCTAAAATTTCTTAAATCATCATCGGTGCAGCCTACAAACTTTTTAAATGCTCTATATCTTGCTTCATTAACTGCCTTATTTGTAAAAGATAAGTAAGCCATGTCTCTAGGTTTAATGCCTCTTGTTATTAATTTCTCAACTCTTTCTAATAAAGTTGTTGTCTTTCCTGTACCTGGAGGACCATATATTTTAATGGTGCGGTTCTTCAAACGGTGCTTTTTCTCTTTTGAACAAGACATTTGACCTTTCGATTATTGGTTCTTCTGGTTTTTTACAATACCAAATATTTTTAATTTTTAGTTTATCGTAATATTCTTTTTTGATTGAACCATTCTTTTTAAGTGTATTAATAATTTCGAATTTTTTAATAGCTTTATTATTTTTTCGTATAAATCTTTCAAAAGTTTTATATTTAAACACAACGTTACTATCGTGTAAGAACCACATATCCGCCTCTACTTGTGATGCATTATCTGCCTGTTGTGTTTCTTGTGTAAACTGAATCATTAAATCTGCAAATTCTTCTTGTGCCTCTTTGTCTTCGTCATAACCCTCAATGTCTTGTTGCATTGTCTTTAATTGATTTAAGAACACTCTAAATTCCTTGTCCTTAAGCTTTTGCCAAACCATATCTGCTTGATCAAACAATGCCTCAGCAAATAATTGTTGTTGATTACACTGCTTACCATTTAATTCTATAGTTTTTTTATCTATTGTTAAAAAATAAATTGGTGGATTTGTTCTTAATCTTTGAAATGAATCTACCTTTGGCATGTATGCTGAGCTATCAATACCGTATAGCAATGTTCTACATAGACCAGCATTACAATGATCCTTCATTGGTTTATCAGTACATTTATATCCATAATCTTTTTTTTCATAACTTTTGATTACAGCTTGTACTTCGTGTGCAGGTAACTGCTCATAGAATTGATCGTTACGATCCCAAACTTCTTTTTGCCAACCGTCTGGATTTTTCTTTTTTGCAAGAGTTGCAAAAGCAGTTAAAGCATTATTTCTAAATCCACCTTCACATCCATTTCTTATTACAGCTTGTAAGCATGGAGGGTACTGGTCAAAATCTTTTTCTTCGATTAAGCTGTCGTCCACTTTTATTGCAAAAAATTGTTCTTTGCTTAATCTAAACTTATCAATAAAACTATACCAATCAATTAGTGGTATACCAATTCCGTTATCATATAGTGCGTAACGAGTCGTTCTTGCAGCCTTTTGATAAGGAATATTTAACCAGTTACCTAAATCATTTTTATGAACCATGATCTGTCTTTGCTTAGGAAATATTTCGCAACTAGATAATCCAAGATCCGTGGATAACAAACTAAGTTTGTCGATCATGTCAGATGCTTGCACTGGTTCTTTTGTGTGTAAAAATAAATGTACCCCACCTGATTTAGATCTGTAAGGAACAAGCGGGTACTTTTTCTTTCTTATGTTTTCTATTAAATTTTTTATGTTTAAATCGTATTTATCTACGTCTATGCATCCCCAGATGCATGTATTGTCTTGTCGAATAGGTATAACACCTAAATTAATTTCACCGTTTAAATGTTTTTGAAATAGTTCTTGAGTGAGAGGAGCACGCTTAGTTACAGCGCGCCCCTTCTCTTTACCTGTCTTTTGATCTTTATCGCCTTCAAGATAATATTCCCCGTAGGCAATATCTAAGCCTTGAAAGATTTCGATAAATTTTTCGACCATTAGAAAGGAGTTGATTCAGATTTTGTACTTGGTTGATTTTCAGTTGCTACTGGCATATCGTCTTCGTAACTTACAGATACACCTTTGCGACAAGCTTCATACAAATCAACAGCAGATTTGAACGCACTTTGATTTGATACCTGTCCCACATGATTTACAGCCCAACCCGTCCATTGACCTTTACCGTTTGATTCTTGAACAGTTGTAAGTTTATAGACTTGACTAAATGATGGTTGAGATACCAAATCACCTTTAGTGTTTTTAACTTTTGGTAAAGCTCTCATCATTGAGTTCCACTTACGAGATTTTTTAGCTTGAGTTCTACTCATAGTTATTAATCCTGTAGTGTTTGGACTTTGATCTTCGTTTAATAATAAAACGAAGTGAGAAGCTGTCCCTTCAAGATAGTTACCATTAGGTAGCCTATCTCTATTTTGATCATCCCTTTTTGTTTGAGATACAATATCTGAATCAGCAGAGTAGATTTTAACAGGAGCATTAACACCTCCAGTTCCTCTCTCTTTCCATTCAATATATTCAAACTTATAATAACAAGGAACGACTAATATACCTTTGGTTCCGTCATACAGTTTTTTTGTAACAGAATTACAAATCATTCCTGTTTGAGCGCCTTCAATATATTTTTCGTGTCCAAGCCTTCTTTCGTAAGATGCATCGCTTATAAGTTTAATAAACGGCATAGCCATTTGATTAGCCGTGACGTTCTCAAGTCCTGCATCACCGTACTGATCAATTACAGAAGCTACATTAAATGTAGGTTTTTCTATAACTGCAGTTTTTTCTTTTTTTACTTGTGTTTGCATTTTAGTCCTTAGTGGTTAGTTTAGTTTTGCTAGAAATATGAATTCCAAATAAATCATCAGGAACGTCCATACCTTTTTCAGTTTGTTCTTTTACAAACGTGGATAAAGTCATATGATGAACATGTTCCTTTTGTATTGGAGTTGTGCCCTTAGATTTAAGAAGTTCTAGCACTTCTCTTGCTTTATCGTCCTCACCCATACTAAACTCAACAGAAATATCGTGTTTAATAATATCTCCGTAGCCATTTTTCCTTAGCCAATCAAATGCCTTAAGTTGATTCGCTTTGGTAATATAAGCTTTATATGTTGGAATTGCCTCAACCATAGTTCCATCAGAGAGTTTAATCATTGATATATCCATCTCAGCCATTAAATTAGGAATCAACTCAGATGATATAAGGGCCTGTTTTTCGATAAGCTTCTTTACTTCAGCTTCTTTTTCTTCAATATCATTTTGTGTTTTTCTTAAATCTTGGCACAATTTTGATATTGTCTGCATTTTATCTTGATCCACACTTTGCAGTGCATCAAGAGTATTTGTTGCTACCATTTTTTCTCCTTGACGTCTTATTAAACTAATATAAATACATGTCAAACATAATTTTGTGGTAGCGAAATATATTTTTAAAACTGAACCTTTTGCACACCAACGTAAAGCTTTAGAGCTTTCTTGGGATAAAGAAAGCTATGCTTTCTTTATGGAGATGGGTACAGGGAAAACTAAAGTTTTATTAGATAATGTTGGAGTCTTATACACTTTAAACAATATTAATGCTGCATTAATTATAGCAACAAAATCTGTATACACGGTATGGTTTAATGACGAAATACCTAAACATCTTAATGTTCCTTATGAAACTTATTTATGGAAACCAACAAAAGAAAAAACTTGTAGAGAATTTATTCTAAAACAAAGTGATAAACTTAAATTATTTGTTATGAATATAGAAGCCTTATCCACAATTAAAGGATATCAATTTGCAGTACAATTTTTAATGAAACATAATGCATTAATTGCAGTAGACGAATCATCTACTGTTAAAAACTATAGAGCTAAAAGAACTAAGAATCTTTTGAAATTAAGAAAAATTTCTAAGTATCGTAGAATTTTAACAGGATCTCCAGTGACTAAAAGTCCAGTAGATTTATATACTCAGTGCGAATTTTTAGATCCTAAACATTTAGGTTTCAATTCATTTGTAGCTTTTAAAAATAGATATTGTGTATTTGATATTGTTCACATTACAGGGGACAGACAAATTGCTGTGCCAGTAGGATTTAAAAATCTTGAAGAACTAGAACAAAAATTAAAAACATTTTCTTATAGAGTTAAAAAAGAAGATTGTTTAGATTTACCTGCTAAGGTCTATACTAAACGTGTTGTACAATTATCCGATGAACAAAGAAAAGTTTATAATGAAATAAGAGATCAAGCCATAGCAAACTTAGACGGAGATAGAATGACTGTTAATAATGTATTAACTGAAATTATTAGACTTCATCAAATTACTGCAGGTTTCTTTTCTGGAGAATCTGGTCAAATACAAAAATTAAACAATAATAAATTAGATGCATTGCTAGAAATTATAGAGGACACTGATGAAAAAATCATCATCTGGGCAAACTGGGTTTATAATATTGAAGAAATAACCAATAAACTTGTAGATATTTATGGTCCGTCGTCCGTGGTTAATTTTTATGGTGCTGTTAATTCTGAAAAAAGAAGCAAGGCTATTGATTTATTCATGAATGATCCTAATTGTAGATTCTTTGTTGCTAACCCATCAACTGGAGGATTTGGTCTAACATTAACATCGGCCACATTAGTTATTTATTATTCAAATAGTTTTAATGCTGAACATAGAATGCAGTCCGAAGAAAGAGCTCATCGAATAGGTCAAACTAAAAAGGTGACTTATATTGATTTAATAACTGAAGATAGTGTTGACGAAAAGATTGTAACGTCTTTAAAAAATAAGTTTAAGTTGTCGGCTGCGACTCTGGGAGAGGTTGTTCGGACTTGGCTATAGCTTTATAGTCTTCAAATTTCTTCCACCATTTATCTTTCCACATTTTCATTTGATCTCCAAATATTTCAAACGATTGAAATTGTAAGTCCCTCGAACACATCAAAACAACTCCCCCTTCTATTTCACCGTAATGTTTACTATGCGCTTCGGCGTAAGCTGCTAATTGTAAAAAATAATCTTCAATCCACTCAACTCTTTTTGGTTTATTTGTTTGTTTAAAATCAATGATAGCTGGCTTGTCTTTGTAGATACCTATTAAATCTGTTGTACCTGCATACAAGTCTTCGTATCTTAAATTAGTTTCAGATCCCCATGCTTCCTTTACATTCTTTAATCCTTCTTTAATGATCATATTAGCCATGTCTTTTGCTTTTTGTCCTTCAGGGGTCATAGACATGTAATTACTGCCTTCAATATATTTTTCTAAATACTTGTGCATCTCAGTTCCAATTCTAGACGCTTCTTGTTTGATTCGTTCTGCTTCTTCGTTGCCAACTCTTTTTATCCATTTATCAAGATTAGATCTATCTTTTGTTTTAGATAATATAGTTGTAACTGAAGGGATCTTTGTTCCGTTAACGACGTATGTTCTGCCACTCTCTTGAGTGTCTCTGTCGTATTTTAAATAATCGTATTTTTTTATTAACACACTTACTTATTACTTTATTACAGCCGTAAGTAAAGTAACAATTATACTACCCATGGCTGCAATAACTATGCCTGCAGATACCATGATTACTTTTTCTAATCTAACGATTCTTTCGTGTAATTGATCAATTTTTTTAAACGTTTCTCTTTGCATTATTCTGCAAAGCTTTTCATGTTCTTCAATTCTAGTTAAAGCTGTTTTACCGTTTTTATACATTTTCTCTCCCTTGCGCTGCTAGTATTCCTAAAGTATCAGTTGGAAAAGCTGCGGCAAATCTTTGTGCGTTTACTGGTTGTTGTTGAGCTAAAGGCACAACACCTGGTAATCTTGGTAATGCTTGTTGTAATGG